TAAACGCGCATCATATCAACAAAGAGAGAAAATATTGATTGTTGAAAGTAAAGTCATTCAATATTCTCTCGCAATACAAGAAAAAATACAACATATTGTCAAAAAACAGGCATTATTATTACAATCTTATTTGGAAAATGCGTGTTGTATGGATAATAAAACATTGCCAATAATTGAATATTTTAAACAAAAAGATGAGAACATTGAAATCTATAATAATAATGTAATTAAATTGTCAAAAATATTACAGGACGTTCGGCAATTATCGACTGCAGTTATGATTTCAAGCAGAATAAACAGTAAAATTATCTATCCAACTATTTTGAAAATATTCAGTGAAGAGACTATTTACCTAGCATTTATTTATTTTTGTAAATTTAAAACACAATTGCCTATTAATGAAGCATATTTGTCTGTATGCACTTCAAAACCAGAAATTAATGAAAAAGACAAGGATGATAATATTGAAATAATTCGCAAAATGAAACTCTCTGGAACAGAATATTCATTGGAACATTTCTTGAGATTGTTGCAATTAGTGAATAGACAAAATATCGTTGTCACGAATATATCTTTTCCAGTCATTGAGCCATTAATACATTTATTTGAATTGTTGGTTTCTATTAATGCTACTGAAAAAGATGATGGAATTACTTTATTAATTAAATTAATAGAAACTGAAAATGATGAAAATGCTATAGATGAAGCAAATAGAACATTATCGAATTATGTGAGTCGTCGTGTTTCTGATATGAAGACAACTATTCTGGATTATATTCGGGATAATTCAAAACAAATGACTAAAAATAAATTTAAAGTGATTGAAACATTTATTAATTCAGGTATGAAATCAGACTCAGACTCCAAAATGGAACAACTCACCTTTTTCAAATCATATGCAAAAGATATTAGCAGAGTATTTCCAAATATCATTTTAAATAAAATAAATTATAAAGAAGTAAAGATACCTATTTATTGGGATTTGTCTACCATTCATAATACAGACATTCAACGAATGATTTATGATTATTATTCTCAGCTTGTTATATTTTACAATGATGAGACTTTGTCACTTGTGTTGAGTGAAATTAAACAATCGTGTATTAATTTATTATTAGTAATAAATGAAATATACTATTATGAACGATTACCAAATAGAACAGTTGAATTGTTGGTGCAATATTTCTTTTTGAAAATTTTTATCAAGTATATTGATTTGTCACAAGACCCTACAAATATTTTTCATAAAGAAGAAGAAGCCGAAAGACAAGATAAAGAAGATGAAAGAGACGCGAGAAACAACGAAGATGAAGAAGACGAAGAAGAATATGAACTTGAAACACGAGATGACGAAATAATGATTCGTGGAAATCAAAAAAAATTAAGAGGAAAAGTTGCTGAATTGTTGATTGTTTATATTAATATTATGGCAAATCATAAAAAAGACAATGATATTTCTTATGAGGATGTCAGTGATATGGTTTTTAAAATAAAACAAAAAGAGAAAAATACATTTACTGATAAACTTAAGGAGAAGGATGATGAAGGCAGAAACATTGATAATTTATTTAAAAAATATAAACTAGGAGATTGGAACAAAGGATTACAAAAAGGATTGACTCAATATGTTGCTGAAGAATATGATAATACATTGGAAGAAACAGATAAATATCAGCAATATGAAAAACAATTAAGAAACCATGAAACACACGGCAACAATTATAATGATAATGTTAATGAAATAGATGATTTTATTGCAGAACAACAGCTTGATGAAGAAATAGATAATGAAAATCGTGATATGGGATTTATGAATGAAGATTATATGGACGGGGATTACTACGGCGATGAAGTAGCTGAAACAATGGACGAATATGATTAATTCGTTCAAGGGGGTTATTTGGTTGATTTGTTTTGTTGATTTATTTTTTTTTATGCGATTATCATAAAAAAAAATAGACAATTAACTTATATATGTCATCTAGAGAATTTATGAAAGAAAACATTACATTAATTTCTATTATTCTTTTTGTTTGTATCTTTTTAATAATACAATTTACAAAACCCGCATTTTTATTTAAATCAGATGGCAGCCTCCGTGTATTTGGGATAGGATACAAGACTAAAACAATATTACCTATCTGGTTATTTTCTATTATTTTAGGAATACTATGTTATTTACTAGTAATGTGTTACATCACCTATCCAAAAATTCTTTTTTAATTAGTTTAGTAGACAAATGATTATAAGTAAAACATTAAATTAATAAAATAATTGAATAATTTCTATTGTTTTTTCAGAGACATTGTCTACCCTAGCCCGTCAATTTAAGCCGTCACTGTATAGTTTGTATTTTGTCCAGCAGCATCTTCTTGTGCTTTAAGGTCATCTTCATTTTGTAAAAATTTCTGGTAATTTTTCTCCATGGTTGCCGCGTCACTGAGACATCCTCGACTCAGAATATAATATTGAACAATAGAAATAACTAAAATCCCCGTATAGAGATACCACATGAATTCTCCCACGTTGTCTCGTGAAACTACCAATTTCAACAATTCATCTCTATAATAATCTGATGCTGGCTTATTGGATTGTCCTCCTGTTTGTGGTGTTACTGATTCTATTGTTTTCATACCTTCTTCTTTTGCTTCTTCTTGTTCTTTTTCTCTCTCGGTTTTAATAAAATTTTGGTATAATGGTTGTGCTTCTAACATCGAATCAGTTTTCATAAGTGGACCCAATAACTGCCAGAAATCTTTAAAATTGCTTGGAACAATTTGGTTTATTAAAATTCCCATATTTCCACATAATTTAATAAGAGCATCAGCAGTTGATGATGCTGCCGATTTTTCACTTGTTGGTAAGGTTTCTATTTTATTTGCGACATCTCCTTTGATTGCCAACATTTCACTAAATAAAATATGAGCCTTGTCTGAAATATAAAAATACCCAATTACATCTGAAAAAGCCGTTTTAAATCCTGGAAAAACAATTAATACTACCAATACAATTCCAAAAATAAGTGTCCAAGGTAAAAAAGTAAATAATGCAGCAACTCCGATATTTTGCGAGGCACTGCCTCCACATTTCTCTATAATTGCCGAAACATTTAATCCGAATTGTGTTAATAAAATAATCAACGCATAAATGGCTAAACCTTTTGATGATTGAGGTGTTTCAAGTGTGTCATACTTAACCTCTGGTTTAATTGAAACAAAATAAAGTATGGTTGTTAAAATGAAGACAATTAAATTAATATATCCATTCATATAATTTATTTCATTATTTTATTTCATTGATATTACATAAACCAATGAGTGTGATTTATAATAAATAAATACTCGTATTTATTATGAATTTTGAAGAGAATCCATCTTTGGTTGAACCAGGTGTTAAATATTTTTTAAATCAGACATTAAAACAATGCGGAATAATAAAAAATAATGTATACAATTATCTTTTCAACATTTCATTATTTATTTTATTTTTATTAATTTTAGGAGGTTTATTACTTTATAAATACAAGGGAAAATTAACTCCTGCCCAAATATACGAAAAAAACAAACAAAAGCAACAGTATATTTTATCAAAAATAAAAAATTATGAAACCACTAAAAAGATACAACGAGAAGAATTGATTACAGGCTTGCCTAGTTGGCAAAATGAGTTCATGTAATAGTGACAAAAATATAATACTAATTTATTATAATGAATAAAGGAGAAGAAGAAGAAGAAGAAGGAGAACTAGAACAAAAATATATACACGAAGAAAAACTAAATTCCGCGGTGAATAAATATTATGCATTAAAAATGAAATATGAATCAGAAATCAATTCTTTGAAGAAAAAAATTAACAGTGGGTTAAATTCTAATAGAGAGAAGCGTAATGCATTTGTTAGACTGAAAATAAAATGTATTAATTGTCGTCGTCCGGTGAAGAGTATTTTTCAAACTATATATAATGAAAAAACAGGTTCAAGAAGTTTAATCGCGAAATGCGGAGATGTTGTCTCTCCGTGTGGTTTAAATATCAATATTAATTTAGGATATTGTGAAATGCTCACGGATTCCATACCCTTATATGAAAATATGCTTTCAAAAATAAAAAACGACATTATCAAAGAAAAAAATAATACTTTGTTTGGGTATACTACAAATGAACAAGCCATTTCTAATTTTAACAAAATGAAGGATGATGTTACTGAATTTACCGAAACATTAGAGACATATTATTATTTGTTTTTAAACACGAAACCGAATAAGGAATACATTGCTAATTTGCAATATATAGTATATAAATTCATAAGTGCTATAAAAAAACAAGTGGAAGCAAACAACCCAGAAAATGCTGTTGAAATTTATTTGACGGATTTAAGTCCAATATTGAGTAAATTAATGAAATTAAAATATCATATGAATGTTGTTGAATTTGATGAAAAAACAGAGGTATATACGCTTATTCAACGACCATCAACACCACGCGATTTTGAACAATTGTATGGAGACCCTAAAATTATTAGTTATGATACAGATTTACTTGATGATGACCATGATGATGACCAAGATGATGACGATGATGAGGACGATGAGGGTAAAGTTAAAAAGGCGAAAAAACTAAATGCTAAAAAGAAACGTGCATCGGAAAAAGAAAAAGAAAAAGAAAATGTCCCGAAAGCACCAATAGCACCGAAAGCACCGAAAGCACCAAAAGCACCGAAAAAAACAAAAGAATCAAAAGCAGCAAAAACTAAAAACCAAAAAATTGTGTTGAGTGTAAAAAACAATGAACCGATTGATTGGGGGTCTTCGGATGAAGATGAAGATAATGATGATGATGATGATGATCAACTAGAACGAGCACAACAAGAACGAGAAATAGATCAAGAGCATTAATCAGGAACCCTCTTGTAATCACTATGTATTGAGGACTTGAAAATTTACGATATTGTTCTATTTATCAAACATTTATTTTAGAGAGAAAACGAGGACTTGGTATAAACATCATCGTGTATTTTATTGTCGACGTAGATAGTATAAATGTTGACAAAATATATTTCAGTTCCTGTTTTTTTATTAAGTTTGGTAATAGGACTTTTTTTCGTTTATATTTTAGGTCCTGACATAAAAACAGTCGTGGTGTATCCAACTCCTGAAAATATAGACAAGATTCTATTTAAAGACAAGGGCGACAATTGCTATTCTTTCACAAAAACAGAAATAGATTGTCCTGCTGATGAAAGCCTTATTTCAAGCATTCCAATTCAAATCTAACAGACTTGATTTTCTTTTTCTTTTTCTTTCTTTTCTCTCTCTCTCTCTTTTCTCTAATGAAAATAGGAAACAATAGTATATCTGTATTATATGAATCAAGTTAAACTGGAAAAATACATTCATACCCGAACAGGAAGAATCATTCTATCCATAGTTTTAGGTTTAGGAGTAGCATCTTTATTTAGAAGTGTATGTAAAGGAAGAAACTGTATATTGTTTCATGCAGCCCCGATAGAAGAGATACACGATAAAATTCATAAATATGACAATAAATGTTATAAATATGTTTCAAATGTGACAAAATGTGATAAAGACAAAAAAATAGTAGATTTTGCGTAAATATTATAATCAATCAATCTTTATAATATTTATGAGTACGAATATTTATGATTTGCCAACAAATCCTGCCGCAGGTAATGGAAATATCAATCTAATCACGAGTGAAGCACCGATAACTGATAGTCAAATTACTTTAGACCAAAGCACTATTAATCAAATAGTAAGTGGTCTTCAACAAGCAAGTGCAACCGGTTCAACACAGTTACAGTCGCGTGATATTTCTCAAAATACAGAAGGCATTACAACTGACGCGCAAATACAACAAAATTATATTCCGCCTACATCTCAACCTCAACAAGATTATATTCAAGATTCTTATGCACAACAACAATATCAACACCAACCACAAACAGATAAATTAGATGATTTGTATAATGAAATTCAAACCCCATTGTTTTTATCAATTTTATATTTTTTATTTCAATTGCCTGTTGTAAAAAAACAACTTTTTACATATATGCCGATTTTATTTTCAAAAGATGGAAATATGAACATTCACGGATTTATAGCAACCAGCATTTTGTTTGGATTTTCTTTTTATAGTGTAAATAAATCAATAAAGGCAATAAATCGATTTTAGAATAGAGAGAGAGTTTGATGAAAAAAAAGACGGATTTAACGCCTTCTGACAAAAGCGGAAAGCATATGTCTTTTACCGAAATTAACGGGTTTAAACCGAAGATTTACTTTAAAAACGGAGCATCTATACTATCAAACCATTCAGTAATTTCTGCTTTATATTCAAATCCAAATGCGTAACCTAAATTTTTACATAGATAAGATACATCATTTATTTGGTCCAATTTCAAATGGAAATATTCGCCGTGTCCGTAAGTATCTTCAAGATAATTATTACAATATTCCGCAATTTCACCCAAGTATGACGCATCCACTTTGTTGCTGGATTCGCAGAACTGAGCAAAGTTTCTTATTGAGTTAAGGAGAAATAACTCAAATATTATCACCTCTTGTCTGTCATCTTCATCAGCAATCGTATACTTATTACCTTTAATTGTTGCGGAGATTTCGTCATAGTGTAAATGAATCCAATCCATTACGACTTCATCAATCATATTTTTTAATTGTGGACTCATTTGGAATGTCATTGTTTTTTGTCTTTTGTCTTTTGAGAATTGTTGATCGCTTTACTGGTGCTAATTTGTTATTGCAGAAAAGCATTTCAATTTTTAATAATAAATTGGTTGTATTATTTTCATTTTATTAATTCTGTATTTTATTAGAATGTTTATTATTGAAGAATATATTGATAAACTAATATTAAATTTGCCTCCCCCTCCGACAATTCCTACACAAATAGACTTGGTTATGGATGGAGGGGCTTTCAATGGAAGTTATTTAATTGGTTGTCTTTATTTTTTGAAACGAATGGAAAAATTAAAATATATTGTTATTCATAGAATTTCGGGTTGCAGCATCAGTTCCTTTTTAGGATTGTTGTATTTGATTGATTCATTGAATAATGTAGAATCGACAAATTATTATGAAAATGTATATACACATTTTATAAAACATAAAAACTTAAATTTATTATTTTCAATCAGTAACAATTTACCTGAAACAATTGATGTTTCTTTATTATCAAAAAGGTTATATATTACATACAATAACATACATGATATGAAACGGGTTGTTATTAATAAATTTAAAAACAAGCAACATCTATGTGAATGCATCATTCGTTCATCATTTGTTCCATATCTTATAAATGGTGAATTATTACATAAAAATAAATATATTGATGGATTAATGCCGTTTTTATTTCAGGCTAAAAAAAATAGGAAAATATTATATTTAAAACTTATTAATTATGAAAAAATATATGACATGATAAATGTGACAAATGAAAATACAAATTATGGACGAATTTTATCTGGATTATTAGACATTCATATTTTTTATATTAAAAAATCGTCTACTAATATTTGTTCTTATGTAAATGAATGGAATATTTTATGCAAATTAACCTATTTTATAAAAATGTGTTTTGTAAAATGTATTGTATATGTTATTTTTATCGTTAAAACATTTCATGATTTTTTCCCGATACGACTTTCAAAAATAATTACACAAGAATTATTATACGCTTTATTAAGTTAAAAAATTGATTTACTTTATCACCTTTAGTTCAATAACAACTCATAATTCATAACTCAATAACTCATAACTCAAGATTCAACAACCCGATACCAATGACACGCTCTGATAACATATGTTTAATATGTTTGGAATGTAAAAATGACGAGGGTGAAAAATGTTATAAAATGTCATCTATTTTCAACTATATAAAACAATGCAAATGTGATTGTATAGTTCATTCAAGTTGTTTGCATCAGTGGCACACACTTGAAAATAATAAATGTATTATTTGCAAAGGAATAGTTTTTATAAAAAATAGTAATTACAATCAGATTGTTTCACCTGATGTATACACATTTCAAGAAAATATGATATGGTTTATTAAATTTATAATATTACTTATGTTATGTTATGCTTCGGCAAATATTTCTTACAATTTTAAGTAGATTCGTATATTCGTATATTCGTAGATTAAACTAACTAAAAGGAGCTACGCTCCTTCATGATGATTTTCGCTTCATTTAATAAAGTTCCCAATATTTTTTTACGGTTTTATTTTTTTTGCGATGATAACGAGTGAATCGTTTTTTCGTTTTTTTAATAGAGTTCATATGTTTTTTCGTTTTTGAGTGTGATTGTGCTTGTGCTTGTGCTTGTGCTTGTGCTTGTGATGAATCATTCTTTTTATTTATACGTGCATATGCATCTGCAGGATTGTATTTTAAAAACCATTCATCGTATTCTGGCGTGCCTTTTTTGTTTTTCAATTCTATGATTTTTTTCGCCTTCATAGATTTCATTTCTTCTACACTTTCTTGATGTCCATAACAAACAATACTAAATCGTTTTAACAATCCTTTTTGACTTAAACGATTTTTTTGCTGAACATCAAACAAAAATTTTGACATGCATAAAATACGGTCATTGTCATAATATGGTTCTCCCGCATATAAAAATGCCAAATAAAAACTCAACATAGTGTCAATAGTTGCTATTTTTATTTTTTGAGATTGTTGAATCAATATATTATAACTATGACAACCAATTGGCTGATAAATAAATGCAACAGTATCCTTGCCCACTTTTATTTCATAATGTAAAGGAATAATTTCGCCAATATTAGGTCGTTTTATTATTTTCGCATTGTATATGCCTATATCTTTCAATCGTTCAACAGTTATTTCAGCAGTAATCAATGGGTCGTTTGAGAGAACATCAAAATCGGCAACTTTTTCAAACTTTTTTTTCAAATTCGCAGGCATATATTGAGAATACTGTGAAATGGCAAAACCTCCAAAAAAAACAACTCCTTGATTTATAAATGCATTTTTGACTGTCTCATAAATTTCATCTGCTTTATTCTCTGTGTTATCCTCCATTTTTCGTTGAAAATCAATTGTGCCACATTGTAAATCTGTCAAAGGATAATGTTTATTTAACAAAATCAATCGCTTCAGAACTTTTTCCCAACGACTCGTATCTCCTGCCGGTCTAGATAATTCTAAATACATTGACATTCTTAAAAAATTGGGGTCTGTATATAAAATTCCATTAACTCTGATTGCCTTTTTTTTAATAATATTGTATAATTTGGAAGGAATCAATGTAATGTCTGCAACTCCTTGAAAATTTACAAAAACTTTGAATGTGCCGTGATGTTGTCCTGCCTTTGCTTCAACCTCTGTATATCCCTTTTCAAAATATAAATCTGCTAATTCTTTCGCATCGTTCAACGCATTTGGAGAGAAAAAGTCGTAATCAGGCAAATCAATATCTTCATTGTATATTTTGTCTTGTTCTGGTAATAACGCATTAATAGAAATGCCGCCATAACAAACCAATGCCTTTTTTTTAATGAAATTTTCTACAATAGAAATCATTTCTTGTGTTTCTTCTGTTTTAATCATTCGTTTGGCTATTTTAGCTTCGGCTTCATCAACCTGCATACGCAATATAGCCAATTCACAATCACTAAAACTCATTGATTTATCACACACTTTGTCTTTCATAATATATGATGATATCTTTTTATTAAATACTAAAACTGAAATAATCACTAGAAATGTCTCGCGATTCATAAGACAATTCAGGACGCTGAGGTGTCGGGTCTGGCAATTCAACAGGAACATATCTTAATCTATCTGGTTTTAAAGCAAAGGCAAACCCGACTTTATCAAAAAAGCCGATATTTTCTTCCAAATAATTATCTACATATTGGTATCTCATTGCAATCATTTGACAACCGCTTTCTCTCACAACGATCCCATTTGGATTCACTGGATTTATTTCATTGTCAGGCATTCCCATTGACAAGTTTTGTTTGTTATATTCTTGCAATTCAATAAAATCCGGCGCATATTTAACATCATAATAACGCAATGCTCTCATAAAAATAGAATTGCTTGTCATGTTTACATATTCCATAAATTGATTGTTTTCTAAAAATGTTTTATTTTCTCTGTCAACAATAAGAATAATATTGTTTTTACTTTTACTTGTCGTTGAATTTGATACAAATGTAAGCAATGGAACTGAACCAATATTTTTGCCGTAATTTTCATAACTATAATTTTCTCCAAGCATAAATCCAGAATATTGTTTAAACAAGTCCGCAAAATTGGCAATCATTTTTGAATTATTACTTTTTATTCTTAAATGAATAATTAGAGGGTCTGTATAATTCGGTGCTGTGCTAGCTGAAAATGCATAATTCGTTAAAATATTCATTACTTCTGAAAACTCTACATAATTATATGTTTCTTTTACATAATTATTGTCTAAAATAGAAGTAGACACAATTGGTTTGTCATCAATGGAATATATTTCAAAATCAAGTCCTCGACATCCTTGTTTTAATACATTAATTAAATTACACGTGTCTACATAATCATTTTTATAACTTCCACCACTACAGCAATTATAAGCGGTTTTAATATAATAATCCTGTAAATTATATTGACATTGTTTGGAGGATGCATTCAATGGTTTGAGTCTTGTATTCAATGTGCCATAAATGTTATTCATAAATGTGCATTCCCTGCTTCTTAATCCAGTAATATATAAATAATAAAATATTCCTGAAATTATAACAACTAGAGTAATAATAAAAATAATTACTTGTGGAGTATTTTTATCCATATTTATTATATATAAGAAGTATTTAAAAATATTAAAATACTTATATATTAATGGGTGGAGGTCTTTTAAATTTAGTAAGTCAAGGTCAGCAAAATATTATATTAAATGGTAATCCTAGTAAAACCTTTTTTAAAACAACCTATGCCAAATATACCAATTTTGGATTACAAAAATTTCGTGTAGATTTTGATGGCTCTAGAACATTGAGATTGACTGAAGAATCAACCTTTACATTTAAAATACCTAGATATGCCGATTTATTAATGGATTGTTATATTTCAATTGATTTACCATCTATTTGGAGCCCTATTTTTCCGCCTCAACAAAATATACCAAATGAAAATCCGGATTGGGTTCCATATGAATTTCAATGGATAGAAAATATTGGCGCACAAATGATTAAAAATGTCACAATTACGTGTGGCAATCAAACATTACAGGAATTCTCTGGTGCATATTTATTATCAATGGTTCAGCGTGATTATAGTGGTGCTAAAAAAGAATTGTTTGACAGAATGATTGGAAATGTGGTTGACCTAACAGACCCCGCCAATGCGGGTGGGCGTGTAAATACATATCCAAACGCATATTATAGCCCAAGTGTTCCCGGTCCTGAACCATCTATTTTCGGAAGAACCTTGTATATTCCATTAAATGCGTGGTTTAATTTAAAAACACAAATGGCATTTCCATTAGTCGCATTGCAATATAATGAATTGCATATAACTGTTACATTACGCCCTATTTATGAGTTATTCACTATTCGTGATGTAATGGACCCACTTAATCAATATCCACGAGTTGCTCCGAATTTTAATTTATATTATATGCAATTTTATCGGTTTCTTCAACCTCCTCCTGATGTATGTCTTGGAGTAAATTCATATGTAGACACACGAACGTTATGGAATTCTGATATTAATTTGAACTGCACATATTGTTTTCTCTCTAATGATGAAGCAAGATTGTTTGCGTTAAATGAACAAAAATACATATTTAAACAAGTGCGACAAACTATTTTCTATAATGTTACTGGACCAAATAAAATACAATTAGATTCATTGGGGCTAGTTTCAAGTTGGATGTTTTTTTTCCAACGAAGCGATGCAAATTTGCGAAATCAATGGTCTAATTATACCAATTATCCGTATGATGGACAGGTTCCATTTAATGTTATTCCTGCTCCTGTTGATGGTGTATTTCCAATACAAGAATTTGATAGTTGTTCTTCAATTGGTCCTGGAATAAACATTGGCACATCAGGACCATTATCAGGCACACTTACTGGTTTAATGATTACACCTGTTTATACAATTGACAACATACAATCTATATTGGTTGAATTAGGCATACTTTTAGATGGACAATATAGAGAGAACTTGCAGCCTGTGGGAGTGTTTAATTACATTGAGAAATATGTCAGAACTGCGTCAAACGCACCGGATGGACTATATTGTTATAATTTTTGTTTAACGACAGATCCATTTGATTTGCAACCTAGTGGAGCCTTAAATACAAATCGTTTTAATTTAGTGGAATTTGAATTCACCACAATTACACCTGCGTTGGACCCATTTGCGCAAACACTCACTATTTGTAATCCTGAAACCGGAAATATTATTGGAATTAATAAACCGACCTGGCGAATTTATGATTACAATTTCAATATGGTTCTATTTGAAGAGAGAATCAATGTTGTCACTTTTGTTGGTGGTAATGCTGGATTAATGTATGCGACATAATAATAATAATAATATAAAATTGAACTGATATAATAATATATAACCAGATATCCAGATATAACCACATATAACCAGACATAATAAATGAATTGTTCAATTTATGGAAAAAAATATGAAATGCAAGTATTTAATGTTGTAAAACAATGCACGATGATATTTGGCGAACACCACATAAAATTCAATACTCAACTTGAAATAGAGTTGGGAGGATGCTCTTATAAAAATGATATAGAATGCAATATGAACGCAGAAAAAGATGTGCCAATTGAAATTAAAAAATATTTAACGCCTGATTGGATGCAATGTTCATTAAAATATGATACTGTAAATAAAAAATGGATAGGAAGTTCAAAAAATAAAATACCCGATTCGTCTAAACAAATTTTTGAACAATTGATAGAAAATATCCAGTTGTTTAATGGGAAAATACCTCCTTTTATATCATCTAAAATAACACACGAGGAATGGTTACAAATAAAGAAGGAAACTACTGATTTTCACGATGCATATTTTAATTGTCCAAATGATACAATTCAGCGTTTATACAGTGAAAAAGGTTGTAAATACATACAAATATCTAAAAAAGGATTATATCATTTGGGAAAAGATATTTGTGAGTTTGAAGTTCCTGAATTTATATTGCCGCAAAAATTGCGAATTAGAACTAAAATTCATGAAAAAAAAGACAGTAATGGGTTTTGTAAATTGTCTGTAATTATTTCGTGTAAACCAAAAAATATAAAAGATTTACCTTCTAGCAATTACAGTTTAGATAATAATACGAGTTTGCCTACTAATTTAATGTATACTTTGTAATATTAATGTATACTTTTTGATATTAATGTATACTTTTTGATATTAATGTATACTTTTTGATATTAATGTATACTTTTTGATATTAATGTATACTTTTTGATATTAATGTATACTTTTTGATATGATTATTATTTCTGATGAATTTTTGGATTTGTTCATTCCATATTTCCAATTCATATCTAAAATAATATAGTCTTTGTATAAATTTCTAATGTAATCGCAATTATTATATGTAAGAATCCAATTTTCACAAGTTTGTAACAATTCAAATAAGAGTTTATGATTAAAAGTTTCGTGCATGTCTCCATTATTTCCATATAATTTCGATTTTTTTTCTAAATTATATGGTGGGTCTAAAAACATTATGGATTTATTTGTGACAAATGTATTAATAAAATCGGTAAAATCATTATTGTATATTTCAATATTCGTAAAATCCAACGATTCAATTTTATTTATAGATGATGCGGTATATCTTTTTTTACTGGCTTCTTCTGAAAATCCTCCCGATAATGTTGACCCATTGAATGAACATCTGTTTATAATAAAATATTGAATTGATTGCTGTAATTCATCGTCATTCAACGACATAATTGTCTTTCTATAATTCGTAAATTGTTCTTTTGTTACGATTGGTGTTTCTCTCAATTTCTCGCATAATATACACTTGTCTGATTTTACTTGTTTCCAAAAATGGTAGAGGGGTGTGAATTTATCATTAACAATTAACGGTAAATTATATTTATGTTGAACATAAAATTCGAAGGATCCACCTCCAAAGAATGGTGAAACCATGTTATCGAAATCGTGCATATCAAAATGAGTCGTCATGATTTCATCTATTATTTTGCACGCACGCGTTTTTCCTCCGGGATATCTTAATGGTGATGTGTTTTTATTCATTTCTTTCTTTGTATCTTATCAAAGACAGTATATTTAATTCAATTTTTAGTTAATTGATTGATTTCATGTGATTCGATGCGATGCGATTCGATGCGATGCGATTCGATGTGTTACGAAAAATAGGCATTAGAAGAGAGAGGACCTTCATCCATAAATTCTCCCGTGATTGAATATCTTTTTGAATATTCCGGCATATTTGGCAGACCACGCGGTTTATATCTTTTATCAAATAGTTTGTTCTCTTGATTAAAAGCAGACCTCCACACATTTGTCCCAAAATTCGCTTGTGGCGCCGGTTCAAACTGGTACTCTCCATTACCATATAGTTTCGCTTGTGTTCCAATATCAGTGGTTAACGTAGAATAAGAAGGTGTAACTCCAGCAGTCAATTTTCCCGCATCATTGTTTCCGGGAACATTATCTTTTGTCGGAGGCAATGGAGGAACAAAAGGCTGACAACCAGGACAATCTATATCTGACAAACATTGTTGTCCTGTTTTAGAACATCGCGCATTGATACACATGTTTGTACAACTAAAAGTAGTAGTTAAGGGCAAATTGACAGTATGTGTTGTTTGTGTGTTTTCTTGACTACTAGATTCATCAACAAACCCTTCATATATTTTTCTTGACAAGACAAATAATAATAAAATAGAAAACACTGCTAAAAAAACTTTAAGCATATATATTCAAAACATTTTATTATATTATAATATGTCTGATATTGATTCTAAAAAAGATAGTAATTCAAATAAAGATAATAGTATAAAAATTAGCGATTATGGGATAAAACTCGGCTCATCCATTCTCAAATTTTGTATACTTATTTTAATTGGTTGTTTAATATTATACGCAAGTAAAGCGTGTGGTTCTGGTATCCTTGATATCATAATACCAACATATTACATTAAAGGATTAACTGATACAATGTTATTTAAACCTGATGAGTGTCCAACCACTGCCACAGAAACAAATGCAACAAAAAATGGCGAGCAAGCTCTAAATACACAATATATAAATTGCATAAAAAATGATAAGAACCAAAGCCTATATCAAAAATTAAATTTTTCATATAATTCTGAAAATAAAGACGCATTGTCTAGTTTACACGAGAAATTAAAAGAAATAAGGGAAGAAGTGCAAAAGAAACCTGTTGGAAATAAAGACCCAACAAAGAGCAACATACCGTTTTATGAACTTTTTATAAGTGGAGTTATAAGTAATGTAACCATTTTTAATTTAAAATTCTTAAATAGTTTTTTTAAATTTTTAAATAATAATTTTTCAGACAGTGCTACTATTATTTTTGGACCTTTTATTTCAATGATCATTTTATTAATAATAGTAATAATGTCAATATTTGTAACTGCTTATTATATTGTGTATAATGTTCAATGGTTAGTATTGAATACTGCACCTGAGAAATATATCAACAGCATACTCAATGTGTCAACTCATAATTCAAAAATTTTTGTCAATGGAGCTCCAATATTTTATATACCATATAAAAATTTATTATTCTTCCCATGGATGCTTTGGATAGGTTGGTGTATTCTGATTGGTTACTGTATAGCTGTTATTATGTTTCCATTATCAATGGGTATAACTGCATATACTCTTTTAAAATGGGTATTTTTTATCTTATTTTTGCCATCAACCTATGAACACACTAATGATGATAATACTAATGATGATAATACTAAGGATAAACAGTGTGATCCTTTTACAATGTTTGTAGATAGTTTTAAATATAAAAGACCATTAATATCATGGATAATGACATTGATTGTCATATCTACCTCATTTGATGTGTTTGATACTGCAGGTGGGTCAATTGCTATTATTGTTTTTTTATTAGTATATTTTAATATTATTAAAATTGGATTATTTGATAAATATGTGCCTACACCTGAAGAAGCGAAAACATTTGTAGAAATGACTAAAGGGATTGATGTAGTAGCCAAATGTGTTACCAAATATGAAGATGTTCAACCTAAAGGGGTTGAAGCTAAAGCGAATGAAGCGAATGAAGCGAATAAAGCGAATGAAGCCGAACCTGAACCTGAACCTGAACTTGTTAATACAGATGTGGATGCAACCACAGATGCAATTAACAAAACCATAGATGCAATTAACAAAACCATAGATGCAGCAAAAAAAGAATTAACCCAAACCACAGATGCAGCCACAAATGTAATTGACACCGCCACAGATGCAGCCACAAAATCAGCCACAGATGCAGTCACAGATGCAGCCACAAAATCAGCCACAGATGCAGCCACAAATTCTACTAGTGGTGAAGAGGGTGTGGAAATGGTTAATCTCAAATCTCCAAACAAAGATGCAATTGAATCAAATCTTAGTGATGTATTAAATGGTGTTAATAAGGGTGATATTGATAAGAATGTGGAAATGGTTAATCTCAACAAAGTAAATAATACAACCTAATTATAATATAAATAAAGCACATATTTACATTATGTCAAAAAGGCAACCATTTGTAAGTATATGCACTCCAACATTTAATCGCCGTCCATTTATTCCATATATTATTAAATGCATTGAAAGCCAAACATATTCCAAAAAAAGAATAGAATGGGTTATTATTGATGATGGAACTGATAAAATAGAGGACCTTGTTTCTCATCTTCCATATGTAAAATACAGTTATTATCCAGAAAAAATGACACTAGGTAAAAAACGAAATTTAGCACACGCAAAATCAAAAGGCAGTATTCTGGTTTATATGGATGATGATGATTATTATCCACCAGAACGCATTTCACACGCGGTTGAAACATTGCAAGCAAATCCATCCGCATTATGCGCCGGTTCAAGTCTGATGCATATTTATTTTAAACACATAAATCTAATGTATTCATTTGGACCTTATGGATCCAATCATTCTACCGCGGCAACATTTGCTTTCAAGAGAGAATTATTATCACAAACATCTTATGAAGAAACTGCTTCATTGGCAGAAGAAAAACATTTCTTGAAAAACTATACAATTCCATTTGTTCAATTAGACTCATCAAAAACAATTTTGGTTTTCTCTCATATCCACAATAGTTTAGATAAAAAGACATTGTTACATCCAGACAGACTAAATGAATTCGTAAAAGTATCACCAGTAAAGGTGAGTGATTTCATTAAAGAACCGGAATTAGTGAAATTTTATATGAATGACATTGATGTAATGTTGGAACAATATACACAAGGCAAGCCCGAAAATAAACCAGATGTCATGAAACAATTGGAAGAGATGAACAGAACTAGAGAGAAAATGGTGTTGGAATACCAATTACAACAAACACAACAACAAGCACACCAATACATTCAACAAATGCAAGTACAATTATCACAACTCTTAATGGAAAATAATCATTTAAAAGAGAAAAATGAGTATTTAGAAAACAAAATAAAATCTATTATAACTAAACAAATAGGCGATTACAAAAATAAATGAAATGAAATGATTTAAAGATATTTAAATGATTAGTCTAAAATGTATAACGATGATAGGTTCCATCCTACTGCAGCATTAGATAATGATGAATTAAAACCATTATCTAACACAAATGATTTTGAAGACCTATATTTAAACAAAATAAAAAAGTCATACATAGACAACACAGGGAAAAAACAATTCTATACGTTAGAATACTATTTCAACGGTGATGTTGGAAGTCAAATAAGGAATGCCATAACAGGAGTAAAATACAAGAATTGTTTTGTTGGAACAAAAAGCGAATGTCAATTATTTAAAACAATCATGCCTACTATGAATAATTCATCAAAACCACATATTTTATTTTATAACAGTCCTCGTGAATATGAATCACACCAATGTGTAGTCTTGTCCGAAAAGACAATTCAACGATGGTTAGATAATCACCCCAAGCAGGAAAAAACTTAAGGGTTTAATCTTCTTCATCACTAGTATCTATTTCAATTTCAACATTATCAGCTATATTATCATTTGTATATTTGTTAATATATCTATAAATTCGGTTAATGTCTAATTTGGTAATTTCATAATTTTCCAAATAAACAACCAATTCATTTTCATTGTATTTGCTTTTTAAATCAAGGAAGAACGCAAATACATCTTTTTTATCCATTGCCAATTGCTGGCACAAATTTTGTATAAACAATGTATTATTATATTCTGTAGAAAATTTAGTAAGCACTTTTGTAAAACGAACATCGGCGATATTAAATTTGCGTTTTTTCTTAAAACTAGAATGATATAAATGATTGTTTTTGAAGGTTTTAATTAACGAACTCATTTCATTAAATTGCCATATTTGTTTTTGAAATGTAATTCTGTCAATGTAATCTGCAAAACAAATATTGTCTAGTTGTTTGATATAAAACGGAATCGATACATTTGGTTTCATTTTATCAATCACTTCAATAATATTTTCGTGCCATAATAATCCAATAATGGTCCTATCTGTTTCATTCATAATAGTATTGTGTTCTTCAATCTTAAATGGTTGTGTGATTATTTTTTGAACAATTTGTTTTGTATCATCATTGTATGTTTTTAATTGAAATACATTTTGAATAATTTCTGATTGTAATATATCTTTTTTATTCTGATAAATATTCCATATATTATGCAATTTTTTCAAATCTCCTTGAATGTATTGAATAAATAATGGGTCCAATTCAGGCATTATTTCTTTTACAATTGTATTAATTTGTTCTTGAGTCGGTGTTTTTAATTCAATTGTATTACACACCTTCATCAATTCTTTGATTTTTTTGTCAATATGATAATTACCAATACAAATAATAGGATTCATTGTAATCTCTTCTAATTTCTGTTTTTTTGTTTTTTTAGGGCGTATTAATTTAATAAGCGTGTTTATTCCTCCTTTGTCTCCATTATTCATACCATCTATCTCATCCATGATGATTGCTATTTTTTTTATTTTTTTATGAAATAAGCTCATAATATTTTTATCGGACATGTTATGTTGTGAAATAGTATCAATTATCGATTTATTACGAAAATCTCCTGCATCATATTTGATAATATCATAATCTAATTCTTTTAAAATGTTAATGATAAAGGTAGTTTTTCCTGTTCCAGGTTCTCCGTAAATATAAATTCCTTTTTTAATACTATTATTTGATTTGTTTTGGTCAAACATTGCAAGTGTTTGTTTTATAAATAATACATTTTCTTCGCGATTTAAAATTGCGTTTAGATTTAATTGATTCATTCTTTTTATTTTCTAATTCTTTTATATGAGTTTTTTTGCATCGCTAAAAAAACTGTTTACTAAAACAAAACACAGAAAAGAAAATGAAAAAGGTGTAGAAATGATGAGCAATATAAAACCAGTATATACAAGAAAAGTAATTGGTGTATCTCCAAAAAGACAACATCGTATAATGAGCAGTCCTCCTTTAAGAAAAAACACAATTCGCCGTGGTCGTTATCCTCGTGGTCAATTAACTCCAATTAAATCAATATCGTCATCATCTAGCAGACGTCAATCAAGGTCTAAATCAAGAAGTCCTTTGCCTCCTTTACAAATACCGAAATCAAGTTCCAAGTCAATATCAAAGTCAAGGTCTAAATCAAGGTCTAAATCAATATCAAAGTCAAGGTCTAAATCAAGTTCCAAATCAATATCTAAGTCAAGGTCTAAATCAAAAAGTCCTTTGCCTCCTTTACAAATACCGAATTCATCAAATTCTAATAATACTAGACGAAAAAGACATCGAGGACAAATAAGAAATAGACATCCAAATTATGAAAAACATAAAACATATAGAGAAAGATTGAAAACATCTCCGTGTCGTAAAATAAAACCAGGAGCAAAATGTAAACTACGAACTCAATGTAAATATGCAATGGGTAATATACGCCAATTTTGTAGAAAAAGAAAAAATATGAGTGTTAGACATTACACGGGTTAGGAACACCATATGTAATTCCATCCCAAGAAACCCCACAATTATTTGCCCAATTATATTTACTACATAATCCGTTACTTCCTGTAAATGCCGGAGTAGTAAAATCCTGTGTGTAATGTCCTTGTGATGTAGTTTTACAAGTTCCTAAATCCTTGACATTGACACACTGTCCGCCATTTCCAGAAAGGTCAATCCAATAATCAGGGCAATCTCCAATTGTAGGAGGCCACTGTTCATTTTTTGTCTGTTTAATTGTAATCCCAATAAATAATAATGTAACAATTAAAATAACTAACGCAATAATTAAAACATTTTTTTGAAAACTTCCAATATCCATATAATTGAAATATATTTTTCTATTTCAATTATATAATGAATTATAACGGCAGGGTAGATTTAAAAACTCCCAATACAACTGCTTTATTTACAATGTATGATAAAATACCAGCAACTCAATGTTCTACATTTAGAGATCCCACTCAAGGACTTTGGTCGGAAACTGTATTATCTAAAGTATTTTTTTCAAAACAAAATATTCAAATAATACAAAACGGTATTCGTTATGGTGTATATAGTAAATCAAACAATCAATATTTAGTAGCAGAACAAGATTGCGATTCTCTCAAAATTATAATGAGAAGTATTTTTCTACAATATTCCGCAAATAAATTAGGGAATATTTCCGACCAAGTGAGAGAACTAAATCAAATGATATTAAATTATTGTATTGCCCAAGTATATTCCGAGGCACAGGGATACCTGAAATATTTATATGATGTCAGCACATTAGCCGTGCCAATTAGTCATCCAATAATGGCGAATAATAGTGATCGAGAATTGGAATTGAAACCGTGGTTCTAGGGAGATATATGTGTATTATAAATTAATATATTTAAGGTTTACACGAGAATTTGTTCTAACTAACACTTCATCAGTGATTGTGTCCGACATATTTGCCACATCATAAACAGTTTGTTTGTCTCCTTTTTCAGGATTTCCAAAAAGAAGGACTTCATCATGAATTTTATCGCGAGATTTTGCTTCTACTACAATTTGGTCCATACTTATATTTCCTAATACTTTTCTACGAGTTCCATTTATATAAACATATAATTTTCCCGATGAAGACCTAGGCAAAATATCTGCATATCCAATAGGAACAATGCAAATAATTCTATTTTTAGAAACAATATATCGTCCATCATAACCGACTCCATCTCCTTTGCTAATATGTTTAATTTGAATAATAATGCTAGTTAGTCTCATTGCCGGTTTTAGTTCTGGAGTATATTTTCCGCTAGGATGTATTCCATAGATAGCCAATCCTGGGCGAGCTAATGTAAAATCTGAAACATTATAATTTAGACAACCTCCAGAATTTGCAATATGAACATAAGGTATTTTGATATTATGATTGTTTTCTAGATTATTTCTCAATTCTCTAAACTTACGCAATTGTTCCAGTGTTTCTTTGTCATTTTTTATTTCAGATTGAATAAAATGGCTCATTAATCCAACCAAATTAAATTGATGATGTTGTTTTATGATTTTTGCAACGTGTATTGCTTTTGAATATGGAACTGCTGCGCGATTAATTCCTGTGTCTACAAATAAATGAACACGAAGTTGTGATTTTTTTGGAATCAATGATAATAATATTGGTATATGATTATCATCTATAATAGAAATGTCAATGTTTTTATGTATTGCTGTTGCTACTTCTGGAGAATGAATGTCATATAACCACGCAACAATAATTCCTGTGTCTCCATTTTCTCTCAAATAAATAGCTTCACCTAATGTTGCAACACCAATCATTTTTATTCCCGCATTTCGTAATATTTTTGACATTTGTAACATTCCGTGACCGTATGCATTTGCCTTTATTACTGGCATTATTTCAGTGCCCGATTTAGCCTGTAAATATTTAATATTATGCCGAATACAATCCGCATCAATTGTGGCGGTAATATTTTTATATTTTAATGGTATTTTTTTAGTTTTACTTAATTTTCTTTTTTTAGTTTGCGTTGTTTTCATTATATAAAGTATTTATTTTCTTTTCTTTTCTTCTTCTTTTATCTCTCTTCTTCTTCTCTTTGGAATTACATTTTTTCTCATTTCAAAAAGAAAAAATGTAAATTATATGTGTTTAATGATGAATACTTAGGTCACGTTAATCATATTTAACACAGTTATAGTTATTATTGAAACAATACTTACTATTCTATCAAACATATTTTATATTTTCACATTTTTAATGGGTTTCATCTTCTTAATCTTGTCCTGCTTTTTTGTCTCTGCTGTTCCGCCTTCTTTTAAATTACTTGTTCCACTGTTTCGTTCTCTCTTGTAAATAATATATTCTTGTCGCAAAACATCCAATTCACCAGTCCACATTTCCATAATTGTTTTATTTCGTATTGTTTCAAGTTCCACACATTTTATAGAATATTCCCGAAATAATTTGTCCGCATTCTCTTCTGTAACACTGTCCATTGGCATCTTCGTCAAATATTTATATTCACAGTCATTGTCAATAATCGCATACCCTTTATTTGACAACATTTCAACAACCTGCTCTTTTTTCTTTTTTCGCAAATCAATAGTGTCCTCCAAATTTTCGCGAATATAATTTGTCTTATTTTGCAAAACAATCAATTCTTGTTCCAATGCAGCAATCAAATATTCCTTTCTTTTTTGATATAAAGTCAATCTTATCTCAAAATAATCATCTATAATTTCTTCAACTGTATCATATTTTTTCAATGTATCGTGGGCATTAAATAAATGCATGTTTGTATTACTACTTGTAGAATACAATTTGAAAATTTTTTCAACACCATTGCAACCATAGTCACACGACATTGTTTCCAATTCTTCCAGTTTACCTTTTGACAATGTAATGGTAAAATCAATATTCATGTCTTTGCTCATATCATTGTAATCTTTTACAATAGGCACAATTTTTTTGCCTGTTTTATCAACCGAATCTGTTAATGTTTCCAAGTGTTCTTTGAAATCTTCTGTCCAAAACCCAACAGGCAACTCAGTAATATGAATCTTATCTGTTGCGATTTTAGTATATCTACCTTTAAATAAGAATTTACCCGTCGAAATTTTCTCTATTTGACCTTGAAACCCTTCATAATATGGTAGAAAGTGAAAGTCTATACTTGTTGACGTCGACATCTCTGCTATTGCTACGGCTGTTGACAATTTATATTTCAAGTAATCAATGATTTCTAACGGATTATAACACATAATGTCAGTACTAAATCCTGTGCCAATACCCTTTGAGCCATTTATTAAAATCATCGGAATAATTGGTGCATAAAAGATAGGCTCAACAATGAGACCATCATCATCCAAATACTTCAAAATGGCATCATCCTCTTTTGGAAATATAGAACGAGTTATTTTATTCAATTGAGTATAAATATATCTTTCGGATGCGTGGTCTTGTCCAGTTCGTCGTGTTCCAAACTGACCATTTGGCATTAATAAATTAATATTGTTTGAACCAATAAAATTCTGAGCCATTCCGATAATTGCTGCATTTAAACTCGCTTCACCGTGATGATATCCTGAATGTTCAGAGACATATCCACTAAATTGAGCAACTTTTATTTCCGTTGTTAAATTCTTTTTAAATGCAGAATACAATATTTTCCGTAAACTAATTTTCAATCCATCCATTAAATTAGGAATGCTTCTGTCACAATCATATTTTGAGAAATGTATGAATTCTTTGTTAATAAATTCTTCATATGAAACACTCGTATTATCTGTATTCAAATAACTATCGCGATTATATTTTTCTAACCATTCTTTTCTATCACTTGAGCGTTTTTTATTAAATATTAAATCAATGGTCTCATCACTTTCTTTGCCTGTATGTTCAAATCCAACAATTTTCTTTTGTTTAAAATATTCACGAAATTCTTTTCCTGTGCTTGTTCCAAGACCTTTATAATATTTGATTTTCCAAGAATTCACGTTTATACTTCCTTTCCATTCATTGTATTCACCTTCATTGTAAAAGACAATGGTTTGATTACCCCTATGTGCCTTTAAAATCGGTGTATTCATAAACCCAATAAATCCAGGTATCTGCAAAAGACCCGACCACTGTGTGTGAAACAAATTAATACACAACCCTTTAATATGATGACCATCCAAATCCGCGTCTGTCATAATAAGAACACGACCATATCTCAAATCATTTGTATCACTGTATTCACGACCAGTTTCCAAACCAAGTATTTTTTTAATTTCAGCAATTTCCTTGTTTTCACTAATCTTTTTGATGTTTTCACCACGCACATTTAATATTTTCCCCTTCATTGGATATACACCATAAGAATTTCTATCTTCTGAAGAGAGACCAGAAACAATACCGGCTTTTGCGGAATCTCCTTCACAAAAGATAATAGTGCATTCAGATGAACGTTCAGTTCCTGCCCAATTGGCATCAATCAATTTTGGAATTCCACGGATATTTTTCGTTTTAGTTCCATCCGTTTTTTTTGCAGCCTTGTTTTCTTTTACTTCAGTCAATGCACAAGCCGCATCCATTACACCGATTTTCGCCAATTTTTCAATGAATTTATCAGATACAACACAAACAGAGCCAAATTTTGAAAAAGGAGTATTCATATAATCTTTTGTCTGACTATCAAACGCCGGGTTTTCTATATCGCATCTCAAAAAGAGAATCAATTGTTCTTTAATATTATTTGGATTCACCTTGACCTTGCGTTTTTTCTCAATATATTCCACCAATTTACGAGTAATTTGATTTAAAATATATTCCACGTGTTTTCCGCCTTTGGATGTATGAATTCCATTGACAAATGAAACGTGTGCAAACTCGTGACTCGATGACAATGCGACGGCATATTCCCATCTCTCTCCATTGTCTTCATACACGCGTTTTACCTCATCCTTATTACCAATATAAAGGTCAATGTATTGCACAAAATTTTTCACCGGAACCAATTGAGAATTATATTTGACCTTTAATGTTTTGTCTGTTACTGCGGCGACATCATATACGCGTTTTTTCAACAATGAAATAATGTCTGGGGTTAATCCTTCAGTCATTCCAAACCGAGCATAATCTGGACAAAATGATATTTTAGTATATGGCTTTTTACCCGTACATTTTGTAATTTGTGGTGGACAAATCTCATTTAAATTATCATTGAATTCTTGTTTATATTTCAATCCTCTAATATGGTCTACAGTTTCAATAGAGCCGCGAATTGACCAAATAAGAGCCAATTTAAATCCAAATCCGTTTTTGCCACCGACTATTTTTTTCTCGTTTTTATCATAATTCGTAGAGGTCCGCAAATGTCCGAAAATCAATTCTGGTATCCAAATTTTATATTCAGGGTGTTCCGCGACATCAATTCCATTTCCATCATTTGTCATAATAATTGTGCCGTCGGCTTCAACAATCGTGACATCAATATAAGAGACAGGCAATGTATTTTCTATATTAGAATTAAAAGCCTGCTGCATACGAATTACGTGATCGCGACAATTTACAATTCCTTCATCAAAGAGTTTAAACAAACCCGGAATGTATGTAATATTTTTCTCAACAATTTTAGTATTATCTTCATTTAAAATCCAGACATTTGCATCAATCTTTTCCACAGAACCAATATATGTATCTGGATTATCAAGGATGTGTTGTTTGTCAGTCTTCTGTTGATATTTGGTCGACAAGTTTGACGTGTCCATTTTGTTATTTCTTTATTTTCGTTTATTTCTTTATTTTGTTTCAATTTTTATTATATGATAAAAATTACTCCTGGTTCTCTAAATCACATAATTAGTCCTAATAAATTTTATTGTAAATGTGTGAAAAAACAACAATATAGTTTTATTGGTGGTAAACCTCTCTTTCCAAACATTTCAACCAATATGAAAATATCTTACATTATTAGAACAAGTTTAGGAGGAAAAATCAGTTTCGGCAATTGTTATTTAGGACAACCACAACTACAAATGGATGCGTTAGGAAGTATTGAAGGACAACCCGGTGGAAGTTTCTCTCCTGTTAGGAATAAATTTTAGGTAAAATTAAAATTTATTATCTATATTAATTTTATAATGACACGATTTACTAAAACTGAATCAGGGAAATATAAAATTGCTGGCAAAATGTTTGAAGTCTTGGTTGGAACCCGCGCTCAAGTATGGCACGGCACTGCTTACAAAACCAGTGGTGGTTTGTGTAAACCGGATTTAATGCAGAATCACGCTGGAAGAATTGTTTCCAAGGCAAAACACGCGACTGCAAAAAAAGAAATGCGGCTGCTAAAACACGGCTATGGAACACAAAAGGGTAAATTCGGATTTGTGAAATTGAGTGGACATCATGGTCGCAAGAGTAGACACAGTAGACACAGCCGGAAAACACGCGGGCGCGGACGAAGTATGCACGGAGGAAGTGGAATTACTAGTCAATTAAGTCCTCACGATTTTTCGGCAGATAGCAAGTATCCTACTTCTGGTGTTAATATGCAAATTGTTGCTACTCAACATTAAATCCTTGCCGTTACCGTTAATTAATTTCGTACCTTAATGGCGTATATAAACAACAAAAATAATAATATATTTGTTGTTTATTTCTTATATTTTTCAACGTTTCTCTCTCTCTCTAATCTTACTAAATTGTTAATTATGATAAAAACCATTGATTGTTAATAAATGTATCATACACGATAAATTCAGGAATTTTAACATACAAATATTTTTCAAAATACCGTTTACTAACAATAAATTTACTAGATTTGTCATCCATAAATCGGCAATAATAATTATATGCATCATCCATTGACAACAATGTCGTGTTTTTATTCTGAAACGTTTGTTTAATAAAATCAAAGGAATCGTGAATATCATCCATTTTATTCCAAATAGAACAACTAATATTTAAAATAAATTTGTCTTCTAAAATTTCAATTTGTGGGAAAAAATGGATAATTATTTTTTGAATGTAATCTTCACTTATATTCATATTTTTGACAAAAGAATTATTCTGTTTTATCCAATAAGTAAACAGCATCGAAATTTCATCCAATTCTAATTCTTCGGAAGTATTTATAGTATTACAAATCATATTATTCTCCCAAAAAGAGATGAAATCGCATACAACCGGCAAAAATTTGCTAGTAATGTTTAAAAATGTATCAGACTCCTCGTCATATTCATATTTCTCTCTTAGTGCGTGTTTTAATGTATTGGAATAAATCATATTTGGAAATGAAAATCCTGACAAATATTGTTTCCAAATAAAATGTAAGTTCTTCCATTGGATTTTCATGACATTTGCAGGTTCCGCGGATTGAATACAGTATTTACAGAATTTATTAATAATTACCTTTTGTGTATTCTTTTTCAAATACAATACATATGATTTGAATTCATCATCATCCATATTACTATCAATATAAGTATCTGAATTTTCATAACGATTTGAATAATGTGCAGCGACACATAATAAATTCAATCCTATTTTATGAATATGTTCTTCCCATAATTCAAATGAAAAACTGTCGTTGATTTTTAACAAACGACAATTTTCATAAGAATGATTTTCATGATATTTGCACATAAAATTGTGTGTGACATTAATGTTTGAAATGATTGAACACGCGATATGATGTATTTCATTTAATAGTCTTTTTGTCTTTTGATTGATTAAAAAAATCAGATGCGAATTTTTCTTTAAAATATTGTCTCCAATCACTGTCAAAAAATATTTCGCGTGATTTTTATTTGGAAAAATAGATGGATACAATAAATTTAAAACGCGTTGTATTGTATCCGATTCAGGAATACAGTTAAATAAATTGCGGTCACGTATTTGTTTTATTACGTGCGATTTAGTGCGATGTTTCCATTGCATTAACACTCGGTCTTTTGAAATGCTAGAAAGCAAATTATATATAATAGTGTCTTCTTTTATAATAAGATAATTCGTACCATTATATTCATAAAAATAATTGCTACTCGGCAAATAATAATATTGATGTTTACTGAGAAAGATTTCAATAAATGTTTGTTGTTCATTTGATAAATAGTTTGTACGAAGAACTCTTTTTTCGTGATTTTTCAATTCATATTCTAATGTGTTTGGCAAATAATTAATGATATGATTGCGAATGCGTTGCAACATATATGGGTTTTCCTTGTATTTTTCACATACTTCTTGAATTGTTTTTTCACAATTTTCACGTAATGATTCCATTGAAAAAAGTATTTGTATGTTTTTAAACCCTTTATGTTTAAATATTGGAGAATCTACCGCATCACGCATTCTTTGTTATGTGATTCTTTTTAATCTCTTTTCTTGCTTTTCTTGCTTTTCCTGCTCTTCTTGCTTTTCTTGCTTTTCCTGCTTTTCTTGCTCTTATTGCTTTTCTTGCTTTTCCTGCTTTTCTTGCTCTTATTGCTTTTCTTGCTTTTCTTGCTTTTCCTTTTACCACCAGTTATTTCGGAACTTTTGTTGGAATGATTATTTTCATATTCTTTTGAACGTTCCAAAGATGATTTTTTACTGGTGGATGTTCGAATAACTGGATTGCCGTTACCTGTTGAATCAATTTTGTAAACTTCGTTTTTACTCTCATCAATCGTAACATTTTGGTTACCTGTTTTTTTGAGTTTACCACTAGGCGTATACATACGATTACGACCAACAACATCAGGATTTTCTGGACGAAACATATTGTCCAACTCAGGTACACCGCTAAATCTATTTAAATCACTAAGACTAGATGGTTCATTCTCGATTGTTTCAGAGTCAGTATCCGCACCATCATCATTAGCATCAGCTTGTGCATTTTGTTTAGATGAACTAGGTGAGCCAGGTGAACCAGGTGAACCAGATAAACCATAACCTAATCCAAGTAAAACAGCACTACCAATAACAATTCCAGCAATTGCCTCTGTTCCCAATGCAGACATAATATATAATATATATAATATTATTCGTGTGAAGAGTAGATGTGTTTATAATAATGTATAAAATTGAAATGCTATATGCCATATACAAGAATACTAAACTAAAACTAAACTACTATGAAACAACAACAACGACAGCAACAACAACAACAACAATCAGAGCAACCTGAGAAACCAGAGATAATTCAAATTCAAGGTCATAATTTCAACATTTCATATAAAACACTGGTAATTAATGGTTATGAACATTTATATGGTTCTTCATATGAACGCACCATAGAGATTAAAAAAGACGATGTTTTGGCAGGATATTTTACCATAAAAATAAATTATGCGGTGAGTTTACCGGTTGATATTTGTGATTTTCAAGGAACTGTTCCTGAAATGTCTATATTAGTTGAGGAACCTTATAATAACTTGGGGTTAACTAAAATAATGATGCAACTTTTAATAAATCAAATCAAGAGAGAATGTAGTAATTTTATGGAAAACGCAGGATATAAATTACTCTATATTGATACAGACGCAAGTGCCGGGTTTTGGCAACATATCGGAATGGTACCAAACCCACATTATGATACCAAGAATAAAAAAAGAAATGGTTGTGGATATGAAAAATACATAACATTAATAAATTTATATAATTATGCATTTACAAAAGAAAAAACTCGTTATTAATTATTATGACTTTATTACGACTTTATTATGACTTTATTATGACTTTATTATGACTTTATTATGACTTTATTATGACTTTATTACGACTTTATTATGACTTTATTACGACAATCTAATCAACATCATCGATATCTGTTTTTTCTCCGTCTGATTCATCTGCATATTGACCTTGACCTTGACCTTGACCTTGACTTTGACTTTGTCTTTGACCAATGATTCTCTGTTTCAACATTTCATTATTTTGATAACAATAAACGGTGGCATACTGTATTTGAAGATATTCCAACGTAATGTCTCTCCATTGCAATATATGTTGTTCTCCATATTCACTAGAATAATATGAATTTATATAATGAATTGCCCGAGTAATATCCACTTCTTTCCAAAATTCACTCGGTGAAATATACGCGCAAAAGGCAGATGCATTCGCCAATGTATCAAATAAGAATTGATCGTTCCAATATTCATCCCATAAAAACCGGTCTTCTGGCAATTCCTCTTGATAAGTTGAATACGCAAACTCCAAATAACCAACAACATATGGATTTATTTTTTCAATGGACATGTTATGAATAATTTCTGAGAAACTGAGTAAAAAGCATTTCAATTTTAAATAAACAAAATAATATATAAAGATTTGAATAAATGTTTATTATGTCAAATTTAAAAAACACAGAGTCTCAAGGAAATGTTCTCACTATTAAAACCGTTCAAATTGCCCCATTTCGCACCTTAATGACAGCATTGAAAGATATTTTATTAGAAACAAACATTACATTTCAACCAGACGGAATACGAATCATAAATATGGACAAATCTCACACAATTTTGGCGCATCTTTTTTTAGCCGCACCGAATTTCGAATTTTATGAATGCAAAAAAGAGAAAATTATTATTGGTGTAAACATGTTTCATTTGTTTAAACTTATCAATTCTATTGACAATGACGATACATTAACCATTTATATCGAAAATGCGGATTATGCCGATGGAATTGTCTCGCATTTGGCATTAAAATTTGAAAATGGTGAAATAAAACAATGTAAAACACAGAAGCTGCGATTGATTGAACCCGAACCAGAAGAATTGGAATATCCGAATGTGAAATTTTCATCTATTATTAATTTGCCTTCTGCCGATTTTCAGAAAATTATTCGCGACTTGACGTGCATTTCTGATAAATTGGAAATTAAATCCGTCGGCAATGAATTGATCTTTAAATGTTCTGGACAATTTGCTTCTGCTGAAATTCATCGCGCAGAATCGGATGGAAGTATGGGATTTGTATTGAAACAAGATGCGTCCAAGGTAATTCAAGGCGAATTCTCTCTAAAAAATCTGGGGTATTTCATCAAATGCACCAATTTGTGTTCTCAAATAGAAGTATATTTAGAGAATGACTTGCCTTTAGTCGTGAAATACAATGTTGCTAGTTTAGGGGAGATAAAATTGTGTGTTTCTTCTTTGCCATCATCATAAATTAATTGTTTTTGCGTTAACATAAGGGTTTATTTATAAGTTAAATCAAATATATTTTACTATTATAATAAAATATATTAGTATATGTCTGGATTTACTAGAAATTATAGGGATTATCTAGTTTCACAAAAAAATTGTTGTGTTCCTGGTCCTGTGGGTCCAGTAGGACCACCTGGTCCGATAGGTCCTGTCGGACAACCTGGAATTACAGGAGCAACAGGTCCGACAGGACCAAGAGGACTAACAGGCTTTACCGGACCTACCGGCTATACAGGATGGACAGGACCTACTGGCAATACAGGTCAAACTGGTCCAACAGGTCCGACAGGATGGACAGGTCCGACAGGTAATATTGGACCCACAGGTGATACTGGACCTACAGGATGGACAGGACCTACAGGTAATACAGGACCTACTGGCAATACAGGTCAAACTGGTCCAACAGGTCCGACAGGATGGACAGGTCCGACAGGTAATACTGGACCCACCGGAAATACAGGTCCGACAGGATGGACAGGTTATACAGGTAATACAGGACCTACTGGCAATACAGGTCAAACTGGACCAACCGGTCCGACAGGATGGACAGGTCCGACAGGTGATACTGGACCCACAGGTGATACTGGACCAACTGGTCCGACAGGTTATACAGGTAATACTGGACCCACAGGTGATACTGGACCTACAGGTGATACTGGACCAACTGGTCCGACAGGTTATACAGGTAATACAGGACCTACAGGTAATACAGGACCTACAGGTGATACTGGACCAACAGGTCCGACAGGTTATACAGGTAATACTGGACCCACAGGTGATACTGGACCTACAGGTAATACAGGACCTACAGGTGATACAGGTTATACAGGTAATACTGGACCCACAGGTGATACTGGACCTACAGGTAATACAGGACCTACAGGTGATACAGGTTATACAGGTAATACAGGACCTACAGGTAATACAGGACCTACAGGTGATACTGGACCAACTGGTCCGACAGGTTATACAGGCAATACTGGACCCACAGGTGATACTGGACCCACAGGTGATACTGGACCAACTGGTCCGACAGGTTATACAGGCAATACTGGACCCACAGGTGATACTGGACCTACAGGTAATACAGGACCTACAGGTGATACAGGACCCACAGGTGATACAGGACCCACAGGTGATACTGGACCCACAGGTGATACTGGACCAACTGGTCCGACAGGTTATACAGGTAATACAGGACCTACAGGCAATACTGGACCTACAGGCAATACTGGACCCACCGGTAATACTGGACCCACAGGTAATACTGGACCCACCGGTAATACAGGTCCGACAGGTAATACTGGACCCACAGGATGGACAGGTCCGACAGGTGATACTGGACCCACAGGTGATACTGGACCTACAGGTAATACAGGACCTACAGGCAATACTGGACCCACCGGTAATACTGGACCCACAGGTGATACTGGACCCACAGGTGATACTGGACCAGCCGGTTTTGTCCAACAAGGAACAAATTGGGCGGATTACCTTTATTGGAGTAATTTGACATCATCGTGGACAGTTGGAAACACCTATATTAATTTGGGTTCATTTTCAGGACAATTTAATCAAGGCTCATATGCCGTTGCATTAGGATATCAAGCAGGCAATTCAGGACAAGGAACATATGCTGTTGCAATAGGATATCAAGCAGGTTATTCACAACAAGGTTCGCAAGGTATTGCTATAGGATATCAAGCAGGACAGTGTAGACAAGGAACCTCCGCTATTGCATTAGGATATCAAGCAGGCAATTCAAGCCAAGGTTTAGGAGCAGTAGCGGTTGGAGCAACTGCTGGTCAGATTAATCAAGGTCAAGGTGCTGT